TTTGATCACTTGGACTAGGTTGTTTATTCTTAGCAGATTCTTGTCCTTGTTGGATCATCTTCATTACTTCATCATCTGTAGGCAAGTAACTATTGCAATCCTTAATACCCAATGTGTATAGGATCTCTGCATAGGGCTTTTTGACCTTGACAAACATTTCTGGAGTCATTGTGCCGGCCATTACCATTTGTTGTATAGTAGTATATAAACCAGTTTGTGCTTGTATAATAGCCTGTTGACGGGCCACACGATTCTCTTCTGACAGCATGCCCAGGGCCAATTCAATATGGATCTGTTTACGCTCACAGAAATTCATGTCATCCCAGGCCTTGTAGTCTAGGAATTCGGGTTTCTTATCTGGATGGAACATCTGTGCTAATTTCTTGACACCGTAATCATCACCGTATTGTATTAGTGTTCTCCAGACCAACCAGATAGCTTCTTTAAGTCCATCTGCTGAGTTACGCACAGCATTGTCTTGTATAATTTGATTTGGACCCAGAGCCATCTGTAACTTCTCACCTGAATTGCCTGCGGCCATCACTTCGGGATTGAATACATCTCCTGGCTGAGTCATACCAATAAGTGCTTGTGTATCCTGTTGCATACGGGTCATGGCACCATCAATATAGGTAAGGTTACCAGATGGTGCTGGCATTGGATACACATCGGTATTAGGATCGAACTTGGCATCCAGGACGAATATAGCGCACTCGCCATCTTGTAGCATTTCGAAGTCGACCTTGTCGGGTTTAACACCCAAGCGTGGTGTGGCTGACTGTAGACCTAACATGATTTCTGCACGACTAGCGGCAGTGCAATACTCTTGTGCTGGCACTACTGATTCTGCAATACTCATACCATAGAAGTTACCTGGTAGAGGTTTTGGACACATGTTGGCCACTGGAATAAATTCTACTTCCTTGGCCGAAATAATATAGCTACCTGAGAATACGATTTCGCATAACTCTAATTCACCATCGCCGTCAATGTCATACTTGTCCCATACAGTGAGAATAGTAACCTGACGACTATCGGGATCAGCACCCACACCAGACTCAACAGGAATACCCATGACAGGCACACTATCGCGAGCGTGGATAGCGAGATTGTTAAGCACTGATCCAGCTTGGTAAGCACCGTTTTGATTGTATTCAGCGTGTTCACGGAACTCCTCCATGTGATCCTGTAAGGCAGGATATAAATGCACAGCTTCTTGGATCGACATTGGATCATAATATCCACAGAACACTTGATCTTTCATTTCTTGAATAGTAGGATCACAGATCCAATAGTGTTGTGCTATGTTACGGAACTTGATCTTTAGGCTGTAGCCAGTGAGTTTATATTTGGCTGAGTAAATGGTGTTACGGTTAATACTAGCAGCAATTTCATCTTCGCCTGTGTCTAATTCGATATTGTCTGGCTGCTCTTCTTCTGAATCCAAGTCTGAACTCATGGCTTCTGCTGTGGCTGTTCTTGCGCGGATATTCTCTTCGTGCTGTTGTTGTGGTAAGCCAGCTGCAAACTGTTGTGTTTCTTTAGCAACCTGTGCCAGATCCACCGTTTGTTTACGGCGGCTCTGTCTAAGGGGTGTAAGTCCGCCATCTTGAGCCTGTTGTTCAAAGGCACGAAGTTGATCTAGGGTGCCTTGTGTTTCTATATAGCGAACAATCGATTCACGCACCGGCAAGACCATGAGCATACCATTCTTATGCAGGCAAGCATCCATGATCCAGCGTTGTAGGATAAAGTGTGGGTCGTTTTCTTCGTTGATAACTCGGCTAACCATTTCTGTTGCCTGACGAGCCGCCACATCATCAAGATCTGTGTCTTCAACAAACTCAAAGTTAATTTCACCATTGGGAGCTAGTCCTTTGTTGATTACTGCTGTTACATAATCCACTGCTGGTTTAACCACAGGATGGATATAGTCGATGCCGTTGACAGGTGCTGTTGAATCGTAAACAGCCAACATAAGATAGTGGTAATCACTAGCACGGTTGACTGCATTTTTTGTTCCGAGATAACGCAAGTAGCTGGCACATTTAGTATCTAATTGAGCTTTTAGTCTTACGAACCTGCTCATTGCGGCATTGGTTGTGTTTAACTGACTAATTACTTTATTGCGAATATTCAACATTTATCTAGACCTTTGTGTATTATGTATTTAGTGTCGGTCTTATTTCAGCTGGGATCATATGTCTTTTTCCATTCCGAATGTTTTGGCTGTGGTCGGACGATTCGATCTCTATAGGCTCGCAATCGTTCTTGTGGTGTTCTATTGTCCCAGGGTTCGGCTAGGTCTTGCAGACAACCCATTAAGGCATATCTGCAGCTGTCTATACAGTCATCTGGATCCGAGAAACGACCCTGTGGATCTACATAGTAGTTTTGTGCTTCGCGTAGAAAGTCCACACAGTTTTCGTTTATATACAGCGTGCCAGCTTCTAGCATTTGACGCATCATATTAATACCATAGGCTTTATGGTTAGTTGTGCGGCCCTGTGCATCCGGTGGATTCATTATGGCCTTAGAATATACATTAAGTTCATATTCATCGAACAGTTCACGCAGGCTCTGCGCTGACATTGTATAGCGGCCCTGTGTGTTAGCATCAGCTGGCAACACTATAGGTGTGCCAAACACTTCGGGTCGCATAAGGTGATTGATATAGTTTGTAGGGTTAGCTTCTTCTATGCCCGAGACACAGATCTGACGATGTAGCCAAGCTGTGCGTTCTTTGGGATTCCAATACATCAAAGAGATAACAGTTCGATCGTTTACCAAGCCCAAGTCCAGGGCTATGATACGGTTGATGTTGTTCATCTCACGGAAGTCGAAGTCACCAGTCCTGTATGTAGGCCATGTCCTTATTTGGAACACAGCACCTTGTCCCATAACTGGCTTACCAGCTATACGAGCTTCACGCTCATGCGGTAAGTAGTCACGCTCTAACTGTCTGCGTGTTTCTGCCAATAGGAACGGTTCGCCCCATGGATCATATTCGGGCACATCAGTCCAGGCTACACGAACAAAGTCGTAGCCATCTTCTCGATTCCAGAACTTTGACACTAGACCGTTTAGTCCTTTGAGTGGTGTAAACGAACACAAGACTTGCCCTTGTGTTGTGGCAGTTCTGGTCACAATCTCACTGAAGAAGTCATCTGGTGGTTGCTCATCGAACACAGCTAAGTTAAGTTTAAAACCCTGCATCTGACGAACTTCCTGTGTGTAGTTGGCAAACAGCAGATAGCTCTTACCTTTGGGGTGGCGTATTTCTACACCCATACAGTTAGCACCATCTGATCGCATGGTTTCCTCAACGATTGAATCTTTGGGTATAGCACCGGTGCCCAATTGATCACGGATCTTTACATCCTGTGTGCCTAGTAGTTCATTCTGTAGAACCATTGCGACCTGCGTCCAGCCTTCACCAGCGACCATGGCTGTGATAGGATGATCATAACGATAACCTGTCCACCATTCGGGATACTGACCTGTAAGGTGCATGGCTGTTTCATAGCATGTGCTTACCGTTTTGCCAATACGGTTTGCTGCAAGTATTCCTCGACGCGGATGTTGATATGTCTCGAAGAACTTCCGTTGGTGTTCGAACGGTCTAAAGTATTTGAGCTGGTTGTATTGCATGTCATCTGCAACAGCAATCACCAGGTCCTGGAATGCCAGTTGAGTATTAGTGTCCATCTGTCGATATGACTCATCTACTAAATCATGCTGATCCAGGGTATAGCGTAATGCACGACGCATTAACACAGCTGAGTCTAGCATGTTTCAAATAACTCGGCGAATGTAGTGGCGTGTGTTTCTGCATACCAAGCTGCAATCCGTTGAGTGGCTATGGCCACATACCGGGCGTCAAGGTCAATGCCGGTGTAGTCCAAGTCTAGCTCAACTGCGGCACAGCCTGTTGATCCAGAACCGTTGAACGGATCTAAGACTCGGCCACCTGAGGGTGTTACGAGCTTGATCAAATACTTCATTAGTTCAATGGGTTTGACTGTGGGGTGGTTGTTGCCCTGTTCACCTGTTTTGGCTTTTTTCATAATATCAATGCCAGTGGCCAATCCATCGCCAAAGTTATCACCTGTTTTAACGGTTGTTAAATCCCATCCAACATGTCTTTCTCTGCGGCTGACTTTGGGACAATAGAAATACTTTTGATAGTCTGGTATGTCACCCAAGACATTTGAGGGGAAACGGCCCACATTATCTCTTTCTTCTATTGGTTTAGGAGTTGATTGGTCATTTGCTCTTTTGCCATGCCATAAACTATTTTCTTCATTTCGCTTGACCACTGTGGTAATAACCTCATCGCCAACACGAGTAGCATCTATATTCAATGCACCAACTCCATACTTCTGACAATTGCCGGCTATGCTTAATCGAATAGGCTTGCGGGCCATAACAATAGGTTCGTGTGCAGGCTTTAAGTTAGTGCCCCAACCTAACCATTTGACAGCTTCTGGATCGGTAGGAATAACCTTACCCTTCTTTTCATCATATTCTCTATTTTCATCTTCACTAAAACTCATACCTTTAGTAGTAAAAGCATTAGTGCCAGACTGCTCAACAGTTTCCTCAACCCCCAGACTGCGTTGTATGCTACGGCCAACATCCTGACTCTTGGGGAATCCTGAACTATAAATCCACATAATCTGATCACGGATCTCGAACCCTGCCTGTTCTATAG